GGTAGGGAATGCCACTTTAGGCACCGATGTTGACTTCGGCGCCGTCGTGGGCTCAGGGGATGACCGTCAGGGTATTGGTGGGACCAGCTGGTTGACAGGTGGGCCATTGTTCACCTTTGACGGTGAAACAGATATTGCCGAAGTGACCACGCTGAACATCTATGGCGGCAACTTCCGCGGTGCTGGGACCATCAAATTTTCTGGTTCCACAAAGACCGATGTGATTGGTGCGACGTTCGTCGGCTGTGGAGAAGTGCAACAGAACGACGCGGAGTTCCTAAACAATACAATTATCGCACCGTCTGACCGCGGTGTGGAAATGTTGTCTACCCATAACATGAAACAGATCAGTTTCATAGCTGGAGATAACACCAATCAGGTTGCGACGTTCGGCACGCCTACGGATAATGTAGATGCCTCTCCAATAGCAGCAGAGACCTTCTCTCACACGGTAGCCTCGGGGCAGTTCGACGTCGCGCTTCTGGTGCTGGTCGGCTTTGAGCACACGGCCGATGATATAAACAGCATCACATATGACGGGGTGCCTCTTCGCAAAATCGGCGAGGTGAGCAACGGTACCACGATCACCGTGGAAGCCTGGATACTGTATGGCCCAGCCGAGGGAAGCTCACTGACTGTCTCGGTCAACTTCGACACGGCCCCGGACAACGTGGCGGTACGCGCCATAAATCTAGAGGGCGTCAACAGGTTCTCGGAAATATCCGTGGCCTCGGGCACCGCCACCGCCGCTACCGCTCTAGCGGTCACACAGGATAATGTCTCCATCGACTCGTTCAGCATCGACATGATCTACGCCGACGTGTCCGGTCCCGGGACCACGTTCGTGGCCACGGCAGGCACGGCCACGGAGACGAACGACGCGGCGGTGGGTGCCGAGGCGTCTTACGCGGTATCCGAGGACGTAGCCGGTGTCGCTCTAAGGGACCACGACTGGACGTGGACAGGGTCGGCCAACGCCGCCCAGCTCATGGTCGTGGTCAAGTCTATCGGCGTCGAGCACCACGTACACCTTCCCAACATCGGCGACGCAACGGTTACCTTTGACGACATGCAGTTCTTCGGCTTCGGTGCGGCGGGTGCACCGAAGTGGCACGGGGACAACTCCGAGAGCGGAGCGGACATCACCATAAACGCAACGAATGGCTCCAACCCGGCGGCAAACGAATTTGAGCTCACTAACTCCACACCAGGGACCATAGTCATATCCAATCCGGTGACGACGCTGGTAAATGTCAAGGATGGCGCAGGAGTCGATCTGCAGAATGCCCGAGTCCTCTTTGAGGCCAAGGACGGCACCGGCGATTTCCCGTTCGAGGAATCCGTCACCATTACGCGTTCCGGCTCGGTGGCCAGCGTGGCTCACACGGCGCACGATCTGCTGGATGGGGACATCGCCGTAATCCGCGGGGCAGACCAGCAAGAATACAATGGCCCGTTCACCATCACCAATGTTACGACCAATGCCTACGATTACACGGTCAGCGGTACGCCAGACACCCCTGCTACGGGTACTATCATATCCTCTGGTGCGATATTGAATGGAGTGACGGATGTGAATGGCGACATATCGGTGGCGCGCACGTTCACGCTGAGCACCCCGTGCAAGGGGTTCGTTAGAAAGTCCACGGCGTCACCCCGCTTCAAGTCATTAATCCTGGATGATACCGTCAGCAGCGCAAATGGTCTAACAATTAACGTGAGGTTAACAGCAGATGAGTAAGATATTAGATCACGATGATCTAGTGGCGAAGGGGTTTCATCGCCTAGACTCCAAGCTGCTTACTAACAACCCCCCGAAGATTGCGTGGGGGTCGGTCTACGTGGCCTGGACGGATGGGGAAAGGCTCTCGTATGTTGAGAAGCTTGCCTGTACGATGAACCACGCCGCGATGCTGATCCAGAACGAGCGCAACCAGCTTCTGGAGTTGTGCGAGCAGAAGGAGGCGCAGCTCACCTCGATAAAGCGGTCGTTGGATGCGAACAATGAAATGATACAGCAGCAGGTTACGACGATGAATGCGGACCGGCAGAAGTACAACGCGGCCATCGCGAAGCTGAATCAGGTGGTCAGGGATCTGAAGGCCGAGAAGCTGGCACACTGGCCCCCTGTAGGCGAGAACGTGCTGTGCAAGGAAGGACTGAACGGTGGCGCTGTCGACTAATTGGCTGACGAAGACCTTCTCGGTTCCGCAGGCGGACCTGCTTCTGATAGGGGGTACTTTGTACGAGCTGAACACCGAGACCGGATTCCGGCAGCTCGTGAACGCCATAATGGCCAGCGAGGAGGGGATCGTGTTCGAGGACCCGATCCTGCACAATACGCAGGTGACGGTCGCGGGAACTACCTTCGCGCGCACCATCGAGATGATAAACGGCTACAAGATAGAGTTCTCACCGGACAGTCAGTACTCGGTTCGCTACATTGGCTCTAACAATAACCTCTTCGATGTGGAGAACAGTATCCTCGTGCAGAACCAGGTGCAGGTGATCTCGAACAACTCCGGTGGCCTGATCGTCGGCCTGGGCTCTGGCCTGTCGGCGAGCGAGAAGACGCAACTGACCCTGATCGCGGACATCGCGGAGGGTGACGAGGAGGTACGGCCGGGCACTTATCGCGTCCTGCAGAAGACGACCAAGGCAGAGTTGAAGTCCAAGACGGTGACCCCGACGCAGAGTCGCACCATAGATCTCAAGGAGTAGGAACGGTGTGGGCCTCCAACTGGTACGGGAGCACACTGACCAGCGACGTCGGCGTGCTCGTCGCGGTGGACGTCGACTCGCTACTCACCGTGCCGGTGACAAATGACCCGCTGATAAGCCCAGACGGGTCACCGACCGTGGTCGTGGATCCGTCAGACGTGGGTGTCGTGGCGGACGACCAACAGTTTACGGTGGCCTTGGATGAGGATGTATCCATAGAGGTCTGTGAGGATTGACATGGCTGAGATAGACCAGAGCGCCGACTCCGAGAAGAACATATGCTGGGCCCGAGACGACGATGATGCCAAGGTGTTCACCATAACGAATGCCGCGGGCGTGGTCACGGACATCAGCGCATGGACGTTCACCATGAGTGTGGACGAGAAGCTCGAGCCACCGGACGCGCTCACCTTGCAGTTCGCTATGGCCGGCGTGCTAGTCACCGACGGCACGGACGGCAAGGTTCAGTTCACTCCGGCTGGGAGCGACACGGACATAGCGCCCGGCAAGTACTTCTACGACATCCAGCGCAACCTGCCGACCAAGAAGACGCTCATCAAGGGCGTCGTCGAGATCGTGCAGGACATAACCAAGACCTAGGGGAATTAGCATGGGCACCGTTACCATAGGCGGCACCTCCTTCGACATATACAGCACCTTGCCCCTGGCGGACGACTACATGAAAGCCCGGCTAGGTGCCTCTGCGTGGGATGACGCCGCGTCCCTCGACAGGGATAAGGCCATAGTGTCGGCCACCCGTATGATCGACCGCGAGAACTGGCTCGGCCAGAAGACCGTGACCAGCCAGCCACTGGAGTTCCCGCGCACTGGTCTGACCGATAAGGACGGCAACTCGGTGTTGAGCACCACGGTGCCGGCCCAGGTCGACGAGGCCACGTACGAGCTGGCGCTCTCGCTGCTCGCGGACGTCACCGTGCAGGACAAGGCGACCACCGGAACGAACACGAAGCGGGTCAAGGCGGGGTCGGTCGAGGTCGAGTTCTTCCAGCCCAAGGCCGGCACGCCGTTCCCGACCATCCCCAATGAACTATTGCTGCCCTTTCGCGACGGTGGCGGCCTAGTGGGACTCGCCAGTGGCTGCGACGAGGCCTCCACCTTTGCTGACTCGAACCCGTTCGGCTATGCCGAGGGACTGCCGTGATGCCCAACCTTTTCGGGATAGACATAGCGGGCCTGGTGGACAAAGAGATAGCTGCCGCCGGCGGGGTGCTGACGGGCAAGCTGACCAAGGTCACGCCCGGGTCCCGCACCTCCGGGTCGCTCAGGGCCGGCGCGAGCCCGTCGGAGGTGTCCCACGACTTCAGGGGCTTCCTGCAGAATGTGAACGAGACCCGCTACATGGGCCAGCTGCAGACCTCCAAGGGCGAGGTGGCGTCTATACTGGGTGCCAGCCTGCCGTCGGGGGTAGTGCCGGAGGCCAACGATAAGATCACCATAGAGGGTCGGGATTACGACCTGGTTCAGCTACTGCGCCGGGATCCGGCTGCGGCCCTATACGAGTTCGAGGTAGAGGGTGAGTAACCTCGGAAAGCAGACGCCCGCCACGGACCCTGAGACCAGACTACTCAGGCTCATGGGCCGCGCGGAAACGTCCCTTCAGAGGGCCTTGATCGCCGCAGTGGTGGCCGCCCGGGACACCACGTCGCTGGTCGAGCTCGAGGAGCTGATCCTGGCCGGCAGGTTCGACGAGGCGCTGGAGGCCGCCGTGGCGGCGGGGTCCATACGCCTCGCGGACGAGGCCACCGCGGTGTTCGTGCTCGCGGGCGAAGACACGGCCGCCCTGCTGAGCGACGTGCTCGAGGTCGTGGTCGGGTTCGACCAGGTCAACCAGCGGGCCGTCGACGTCATGAGGGGCGAGCGGCTCAGGCTGATCCGCGAGTTCAGCGCCGAGCAGAGGAACGCGACCAGGAACGCCCTGGTGGAGGGTATAGCCCGCGGCGCCAACCCCAGGGAGCAGGCTACGGCATTCAGGGGGTCCATAGGCCTGACGGCCAGGCAGCAGGCCGCGGTGGACAACTTCCGGAGACTGCTGTCCGCCAGTGACCGCGAGGCACTCAGCCGCGCGCTCCGCGACAGGCGCTTCGACAGCACGATAGAGGGGGCCATAGATTCCGGAGAGCCCCTGACCAGAGCACAGATCGATCGCATGACTGCCCGCTACCGCGAGCGTATGCTCAAGTTCAGGGCGGAGACCATAGCCAGGACGGAGGCCCTTCGGGCCGTGCATCAGGGCTCGCAGGAGGCGTACCACCAGGCCATAGACCGGGGCCACATAGACCCGGGCGAACTCGTGCAGACCTGGGTGACGGCCGGGGACGAGAGGGTTCGCGGATCGCACCGGTCCATGAGCAGTCAGCAGAGGCCCTTCGGCGAGGCCTTCATATCCGGCAGCGGTGCCCTGCTGCGCTACCCGGGGGATCCCAGTGCACCGGCCAGCGAGACGGTCCAATGCCGTTGCGCGCTGGCCACCAGAATACCGTGACTCAGAAGACCCGACAGCGACAGCTCTTTACGGGATCCGTGAAGTTCCTGGGACCGGTGTCTGGCATCGGATTGGTGATGCCGTTGCCCCTGCTGGTCCTCCAGAATGAGATCACCTTCATAGACGACTTCGTGGGCTCCATATCCACGCCCATATCGTCCACTGCGGGTACTGGGGCGAATACGGAGGCGGCCACGATAGCCCCTGGGCCCGGGGGCAGGGTTACTCTGAAGTCGTCCACGGCGCTCGGTACCAACGCGGACAACGGGTCCATGTTGACCCTGGACGCGCTAGACTGGCGTGCCGATCAGGGTGGTCTCACGATGGAGTGTCTACTCAGCGTGGACGACGTCACCCAGGTGGCTGTGGTCGTCGGGTTCACCGACGCCATAAGCACCACCGTGGAGTTGCCATTCTTTATAGCTGCGGGTACGGACGACGCGGGCAGCGACGCCGTGAACGCGTGCGGGATGGGCTTCGACACGGACGCCCTGACAGAGGAGTTCTTCCACGGCGGAGTCGCTGCCGGCGTGGACGCCACGCCCGTCTTTTCGGGCGGTGCACCGGCAAATGGCGTCGACGTGGCCTTGAGCGTGCAGGTGTCTGATTCCGGCGATGTGCAGGGGTTCGTGGACGGCATAGCAGTAGGACCGCCAGCGGTCGGGGCCGTAGCATCCACTGTGCCTCTGACCCCCTTCATAACGGTGTCCAACCGCAGCGCATCGCAGCGGGTAATAACGCTGGACTACATCTTCGTACAAGCCAGTAGGTGAAGTCATGGTAGGCATACCTGAAGATCTCCCCGGACTGCACGCCATAATAGACGAAAGGATCGCCCTGGCACTGATCCCGGTCAATGCCCGTCTGGGCGCGCTGGAATCCGACCTAGCCGATCTGGCCACGGACGTGTCCACGCTACAGGACAGCACGGCCGCGCTGGATTCCTCGATCAATCTGCTGATTGTGACACTCATCTCGCTCATAGGCGCCCTAAACTCACTCCTCGTGGGCCTGTCCAACACGATCGTGTCCCTGAACGTGCTGTCGGCTTCCTACGAGATGGCCGTCAACATACTGGACTTCTTCGTGAGGAAGCTGGATCTCAACAGGCCGGATAGGGAAAGCTGGAAGGACATAGTGCCGTTATGATCCCAATGGAGAAGTTACAGATCGACCTGGCCGAGCTTTTGGCAAACGTCGAGACGCTCAAGAAGAAACTGAAGAAGCTGAATAAGTCCCTGCCCCCTTACGACAAAAGTAGACACGCTGGTTACACGGACCACGCGGGTCGCGGTACAGTCCGATCCGAATAATACCGTCATTTTGGTATCCACACAATTCGAGGGAATGACATGACAACGCACCGTACGGGACGTCTGATGCGCAATGGCCTCGTGGCCTTGGCGCTGGCCAGCCTCATCGCCGGTACCGCGTGGGCTACAGAGAAGCACCGTCAGGTTCAACTCTTTGCCGCGCCAGTTACCTTCGACGACACTGTGACGGTTAACGGCGCGCTTACCACGGCCGGATCGACCTTCAACAGTATAACAGGTGGCGATGCGTCACTCGACGTTGCTGGGCAAGATGCGGCTCAGGGTGGTGCGATACCCATCAAGGGTGGCGATTCCTCCACTGCGGCCAACGCGGGCGGCGCGACCTCCCTAGTTGGTGGCGACCCCGGTGCGACCGGCGTCGGCGGCGCGTCCAGCGTGGTCGGCGGCATCGGCGGCGCGACCTCGGGCGCGGGCGGAGCGGCCTTACTTACGGGTGGAGCGGCCACGGCCGGAAATAGTGCGGGCGGCGCGGCCACATTGGCCGGCGGCACGGGACAGGGCACGTCGGCCGGCGGAGCGACTTCCCTTACGAGTGGTGCATCCGAAGATGGTGTCGGCGTAGGCCCAGGTGCCTCTGGCGCGGTAACAGTAGCCTCCGGTGCGGCTGGCACTGAGACCACCGGCACGGCCGGTGCCTCGGGCTTGGTCACTATGGAAAGTGCGGACGGTGGACTGTCCACCAGCGGCACAGGCGGCGATTCGGGTGACATTGTCGTACAGACTGGCGCGGGCGGTGAGCTTTCTACGGCGGGCCCCGGCGCGGGCGGCGCGGCCGGTGACATCAGTATCCTAGCGGGCGCGGGCGGCGCAGATACAGAGGACGTTGACGGCACGGGCGGTGTAGGCGGCTCGATCGTAATCACTGCCGGCGCGGGTGGTGCGGGCGGCGGCACGGACGGCATCGGTGGCAACGTCATCCTCACCCCGGGCGTACCGGGTGCTGGCAGCGGGACCAATGTTCCCGAGGGTGCGATCTTCCTCCGAGCCGAGGGCGGTGCGGCCGATCCGGTGCAGCCTCTATTCCGGGCCCAAGCAGTTCCACAGGGCGATGCGGCCGGCGTGGCTGACCTTTTGCCAGAGGACGCTTTAGCGGGCATTTACGTCAACACCCCGGCTGGTTCCGTGGACGTCGACTTTCCTATCGGTGACGACCTATGCGCTGCCATCCCCGGCGTCTTGCAGATAGGGGACAGCTTCGACTTCACGGTCATTAACCTGGGCACGACGGGCCAGGTCATAACCATGGTGGACCAGGGCGGCAGCGGCACTGTGTCCATAATCGGTTTTGATGAGGTGCACCCGGGCGTGGTCGCCGAGGGTAGCGGCTCCGGCACATTCCGCATCCGGTTCACTGGTTCGGGCTGCACCGCCGGCAATGGCGACTGGACCGCATACCGGATAAACTGATGACCGACTTCAACACAGAGGCCCACGTAGTAAAGATCGACGAGGACCTCGGCCTGGTCATGGGTTATGCCATAGTGTGCGAGGAGCTCGGCGAGCCCTACTTCGACGTCCAGGGCGATCATATCCCCGAGGACAGCATGCTGAAGGCGGCGCTGGACTTCATGGAGAACAGTCGCACTGCCAAGGAGATGCACACCGGCGACGGTAAGGGCACTGTGGTCTTTGCTTGGCCCATGACTACGGACGTGGCCAAGGCCTTCGGCATCACCACGGACAAGACCGGACTCATGATAGCCATGCGTCCGAGCAGCGATGAGATGCTCGGGAAGTTCCGCGACGGTACCTACACCGGCTTCTCTATAGGAGGCAGCCGGATAGAGGACGAGGAGGTCGAGGAGGATGCCTAAGTACAATGCTGGCTCGCGGAGGCGCAAGACCCAGCGCATCATGCGTGCCTTCAAGATAAACGAGATCAGCGCCGTTGACCGGCCGGCCCAAGAGGGTGCCAGGGCGGTCATCATGAAGCGAGACGGCGGCTCCCAGACAGAATTCGAAAAGCGCGTTTGGCTCACCACCAGTACAGAGGGCCACGCTCACCTCGTCGACGAGCAAGATTATGAGGGTATCGTGCAGGAGGGCGGATCTACCTCCTGGACACAGAGTGAGGGCGAGGACAGCGGTCATTCGCACCCCTGGGTTCGCGACAGAGAAGGCACCGTGACTATAGGCGATGCCGACGGCCACACGCACGAGACCATTGAGACCCTGAAGTTGGCGCCTGGCGCAAAGACGTACACACCGGAGGATCCCATGCCTAAGAAGAACGACGACAACACCGCGAACAAGGATGCCGAGGCCGCTGAGGCCGCCGAGGCCCTGAAGGCCTCTGAGGACCGCAACACGGAGCTGACGACCCAGCTCGCCGAGGCCACTGCCCGCGCGGAGATGACCGACGCCCAGAAGGCTCACTTCGATGCCCTGGACCCGTCGCTCGACGACGACGCGCGCAAGGCTTTTGTGGAGGCCAAGCCGGCCGCCCGTGAGGTCATCGTCGCCAAGGCGAAGAGCGATGCCGACGACGCCAAGGGCATTGCCTACACCGCCGACGACGGCACGATCTACACCAAGGCCGACGATCCGCGTCTGACGTCAGGGGCCAAGCGCAACGACGAGCTGGCGCGTGACCTGTCGAAGGCCCTCAAGCGGACCGAGGAGCAGGACTTGCGCAAGCGTGTGGAGGATGACCTGGCCCACATGCCGGGCACCGTGGAGACGCGCATGGCCATGCTTAAGGCCGTCGACGCGATTGAGAATGACGACGACCGCAAGGCTGCCGTGGACTCGCTCAAGGCGCAGAACGAGCAGATGAGCAAGGCGTTCAAGACGCTCGGCTCATCCACTATCAGCGGCGAGACGCAGGGCGGCGACCAGACTGCCGACGACAAGCTGGACGTCCTGGCCAAGGCCCATGCCAAGGAGAACAAGGTCTCCGAGGCCCAAGGCTATGACGCCGTCCTCCGGACCGAGGAGGGTGCGGCCCTCTACGCGGAGAGCACTGGCGACAGCCAGCCCGTACACTGAGCGCTGACAGTTCAAGCGCAGAGCCACTAGGGAGATAAGTACCATGGCTTCATTCGAGAGTGCCGTTGCGGTCAACCTGATCGCTGGCGAGGACCTGCGGGGCGACCTGCACGAGATCCTCCAGTTTGAGAACGACAGCGGCGAGGCGAAGGTCATCAAGGCCACCGCCGTCACGGACACCGTGGTCGGCATCCTCGGCGAGGAGCCCCGCACTGATGCAGACACGGATGGCGAGACCGTCCCGGTGGTGCTGCTGCAGGGCGTCGTCAAGGTCAAGGCCGGCGCCACCATAACCGCCGGCGAGCTCATCGTGCCGGACGTCACTGCCGGCCGTGTGACCGGGGTGGCCAACGTCGGCGCGCTCGCGGACGACAGCATGGCGATCGGCATCGCGCTGAAGAGTGCGGTGGACGGCGAGATCTTCTCTATGCTCGCCATGCCGATTGCGGCGCCGCATCAGGCGTAGATTCAGTCGGGCCAAAACCAGAACAAGGAGTACCAGTCGATGCCCTTCACCCAGCCGTCACGGTCCGACGTTCACGTCAACCGACCGCTGACCAACATCTCCCTCGCGTTCCTGCAGCGCGCTGAGAACTTCGTGGCGGACCGTGTCTTCCCGAACATCTCGGTGGGCAAGCAGAGCGACTCGTACTTCACCTACGATCGCGGGGAGTTCAACCGTGACGAGATGACGGAGCGGACGCCCGGCACCGAGTCGGCGGGTGGCAGCTACCAGATCGGTACGGACCTATACCACGCCAAGACCCGTGCCTACCACAAGGACATACCTGACCAGGTCCGCGCGAACGCGGACACGCCGATCAGCCTGGACCGCGAGGCGACCGAGTTCGTCACGCTCAAGGGGCTAATCAAGCGCGAGGTCACCTGGCGCACGGCCTACTTCACCGAGGGCGATCCGGGCGACACCTGGACGTTCGACGTGGACGGCGCGGCCACGCGTTCCGCCTCGTTCGATCCCGAGAATGCGGGCAACAACGACGTGGTGTTCTGGAACGATGCATCGTCCACCCCGATCGAGGACGTGCGGCTGCTCAAGCGCTTCGTCCTGGAGAGCACGGGCTTCATGCCCAACCAGTTCACCCTGGGGCGTTCGGTCTTCGACACCCTGATGGACCACCCCGATCTCGTCGGGCGCCTCGACAGGGGTCAGACCTCCGGTCCGGCTCAGGTCAACAGGGACTCCCTGGCGGCCCTCTTCGAGGTTGACAGCGTGAACGTCATGGACGCCATAGAGAACACGGCTGACGAGGGCCTCACTGCCACGCACTCGTTCATCGGTGGCAATCATGCCCTGCTGTCATACAGCCCCGCCTCCCCGGGTCTCATGACCCCGGCGGCCGGCTATACGTTCAGCTGGACGGGCCTGCTCGGCAGCACCGGCAACGGGATGCGCATCAAGCGTTTCCGCCTCGACGCGATCGAGAGCGACCGCGTGGAGATCGACATGAGCTACGACCAGAGGCTGGTGTCGGCTGACTTGGGTGCTTTCTTCGGCAGCATCGTCCAGTAGGACGACTGACCACGTAATATCGGCGCGCGGGAGGGGGAGGCGTCTCCCTCCCGCCTCCCTCTAGCAAAACGAGGAGGACTGCCATGCGCGAGGTACGCAAGCTGCGCCACTGGAAGCAGCGCTTCAACAAGAACGCCATGTTCATATGGCGTCGTCCCGCCCGCTTCGCCGGTAAGGCACAGCGGCCCGGTGACCCAATCCCCGACGAACTAGCGAGCAACAAGGCGAAACTCCGTCGCTTCTGGGAGAGCGGTGTAATTGAGCTTGCCCAGTTCGAGACCCCGGACGTGCTCACCGGCCTGGTAGAATCCGCCGCGGACAAGCAGGCCCGGCTGGCGCACGCTGAGTTGTTCGTACAAATGGGCCAGGCGGCCATAGACTTCGAGGAGTTCGACGTCGCCACGGACGATGACTTCAACAGGGTCGACGATGATCCCGGTGAGGGGACAGAGTTATGACCGGATCCGTCGTCATCAAGGACTTGGGACTGCAGATCCAGGAGGACGTGCTGATTAACGACAGCGATAAGTCCTTCACCGTGCCTGCAGGCGAGAACTGGGAGGTGCTGTCCGTACAGGTCCAGCTAATAACCACAGCCAACGCGGGCACCAGAATCATGACCGTTGAGGCCCAGGGCGATGGATCCGAGTTGCTGGTACGCCTCACGGCGGGCGCGACTCAGATTGAGTCCCTGACCAGGCGGTATAACTTCGCGGCCAACCTTCCGCAGGCAACCGCATTCGTGAACGACGAGCTGCTTGTGCCGCTGCCCAGTCTGTTCAGGTTGGACGCGGGCATGATACTCCGCGTGTATGACATAGCGGCTCTAGACGCCGCGGCCGACGACATGGAGGTCCGGGCGCTGGTGCTGCGACGGAGGGCCTAGGTGGCCGACAGGCGCGTCAGAGTAATACTGAAGGGCCTCAATAGGCTGACCGAGAAGGTGGTGACCAAGATCACCCTGGACGTTACGGCGAACCTAATAGAGACGACACCGGTGGACACGGGGTGGGCAAGGGCTAACTGGGTGCCGTCGATCGGTCAACCGGTCATAAAGAACTTGCCACCTAGCAAGCCGGACGACTCCCAGGTGGTTGCAGGAGCCGCGGCCGAGCAGGCCACGGCCACAGCGGGCATACTGGCTTACAAGTTGAAGGCGGGCAAGGTGTTCGTGGCGAACAACGTGCCGTACATAATCGCGCTGAACGACGGCTCGTCCTCTAAGGCACCGGCGGGGTTCGTGCAGCAGGCCATAGCCAAGGCCGTGACGAGTGATATAAGGGGTCTTAAGGTATGACCACTCAGGCCCAGGCCGAGGAGGCCATACTAGCGAGGTTCGTGACGCAGTGGGGGACCACTACGCCGTTCGTGCTGGAGAATGAGTCGTTCGACGAGCCGTCCGATTTGCCCTGGGCTCGTCTGACCATACGAGAGACGAGCAGGGTGCAGGAGACCATGGGGAGTGTGGGCAACCGCAAGTTCCGCATCTCCGCAATCGTGTTCGTGCAGGTATACACACGTACCAACACTGGTGTACAACAAGGTGGTACACTGGCGACACAGGCCAAGGACATCTTCGAGGCGACCAGTTTCAGCGGGTTGGACTTCAACAACGGAACGGTACGCAAGAGCGGGCCGGACGGTAAGTGGCTGCAGACCCTGGCTGAGATAGAGTTCGACTACGAGGAAATAAAGTAACAGGAGGATTCCCGGATGGGCCGCGTTCTTACCAACAATGTTGCGCTGATCTACAACATCGAGACCGCTCTCGGTGTTGCGGGCACCACCTGGTTCGACATCGAGCCGAACTCCATCAACACGTTCGGCGCGGTGATCGAGACGGTGTCGCGTGACCCCATAAGTCCCAACCGGCAGCGCCGCAAGGGCATAGTCGTGGACTTGGACAGCGCCGTCGAGTTCGAGAGCGACATGACCATATCGGCGTTCCGCGACTTCGTCGAGGGCTTCGTGTTCTCCACGGCGGTCAACAGGGACGTCACCGAGCTCGCCACCACCCAGGCAGCCACTGCGGCCGACGAGTACTCTGTGGTGGCCCTGACAACCGCGCAGGCCGACAAGATGGAGGTGGACACGCTGATCTTCGTGACGGGCTTCGACACCGCTGCCAACAACGGCTTGAAGGTCGTAGACGCGGACATAGCCGCGTCCGCCACGGAGATCTCCGTGGTGGAGAACCTGGTGGACGAGACCACGACCGCCAGACTGTCCTTCGCTGGTCACCAGATAGCCACGGGCGACGCC